TGGACAGCATTACGGTCGCGGGTCGCCTCTGCTTCAACTGGTGCGAGCACCAGCCCGAAAGCTTCAACGCGAAGGGCGAGAAGAACCTGCTGGGCACTTACGGCCTTCACGGCCGCGAGCTCATCCAGTGGATCACCCGCTTGCAGCACGCACGCGCGCAAAACGTGGTTTTCGTCTGTCTCCTCGAGGAGAAAGAGGACGATTTCAAGCGCAAGAGCTGGCAAGCGCAGATCGATGGCGCAAAGGCCGGGCGCGAGATGCCTGGCATCGTGGACGAGGTTATCACGCTCGCGATTATCCGCCCGGATGAAGGCCCGCCCTATCGGGCGTTTGTCACGGACCCCGCCAACGAGTGGGGCTTCCCGGCCAAGGATCGCTCTGGACGCCTTGACGCGATGGAGCCGCCTGACCTCGGCCGCCTCTTCAACAAGCTGAACGACACGGCGCGCGGAGCATCCGCCAAGACGACACCGCGCGCCGCTGCCTGATCAATCCCCATCAAGAGAAAGAACACGCATCATGTCTATCGACTTCAACCTGGCCGAACGTCAATCCGCGCCGAGCGGTGAGCCCATCCCGGAGGGCACCGTAGCGCCCGTCATCATGGCGTTGCGCGAGATCAAGACCGGCAAGTCCGGCGCCCAAGGCCTCGACGTCGAATACACCGTCACCGCTGGCCCGTTTAAGGGGCGCAAATCGTGGGGCTGGATCGGCATCGCGGGCAACGGCAGCGAGGGCCATAACACCATGGTCCGTATCTCGCACGCGGCCCTGCGCGCCATGCTCGAGTCGGCTTACGGCATCGACCCGGCAGACGACAAAGCGGCCGCGATGGAGGCCCGCCGCATCAACGAATGGGAAGACCTCGACGGGCTGGAATTCGTCGCGCGCTTCTCGGTCGAAGCGGCGAAGGACTACACCGACCAGCGCACGGGCGAGACGAAAACCGGCAAGGCCAAAAACACGCTGCGCGCGGTGACGCCTGACGATGAAGACTACAAGGGCTTCACACCCGCGAAGAAGGGCAAGGCCGCGCCTGCTAAGGCGAACGGCACGACGGCCGTGTCCGCGCCGGCGGGCAATCGCCCGGCCTGGGCGTAACCGGGCAGGGGAGCGGCTCGCGCCGCTCCCCAAGCCGGGCACACACAATGACAGATGATCCAGACAATCTGGCGACGGTTCAGGCCGCCGCCACGCTCAAACGCATGCTTGCAGATCGGCGGCACGCGGTGACCGATAAAGAGGCGTGGTTTCTCGCTTTCACCGCCGTCAATACATGGATACAGGCGCGCACCTGCAATTGGGCCACGCGTCGCGGGACACCGCGCATCGGATCGCCTGACGCGATGACGCTGGGATTTGCCGAGGCGGCGCTTGGGCTCATCGCCGACAAGGCCAGCGGCCTGCCGTGGGGCGAGCCTCTCGGCAAATGGTCGAAGGTCGATGCCGCGATGCTGTTCGCGATTGCGCACGAGGCAATCGAGAACACGCAAATCCACACCCTCGAGGATCCAACATCAGAAGAAAGGGTGCCAGCATGACACCTTCAATTGCCGACATAATCGCCGCGACGGCGCAGGCCTCGCACTACTCACCCGCCCAGATCACGGGCGACCGGCGCTTTTCCGACCTCGCACACTGGCGCGCGTGCGGCATGTACCTCGCCCTCAAGACCGGCAAATCGACGACGCAGGTCGGACAGGCATTCGGATGGCGCGATCATACGACAGTCATCTACGCCCGCCGGCGCATCGAGGCGCAGACGGACGCACTGACGGGCGAGCGGGTCGCCATGATCTGTGTTCGCGTGTCCATGCGCCTGGCGTCCCGTGCAATCCTTCAGGAGCGCGCAGCATGACCAGCCAGACACGCACGCGGACCTTCCGCGATACATCGGCACAAGCAGCCGCGTCCGCGCACATCCAGAAGCAGAACACGACATGCGAGGGCTGCGTCTGGCTCCAGCGGATGCCTCGACCACAGTGCAAGGGCGAGGCGTCACCGCATTTCAGGATGGTGCGCGACACGCATCACCAGCAGTGCAACGCCTACGCCCGCCGCAAGCCGGGCGATCCGGACCCCGTCAAACAGGTGCGCGCATGATCGACATGAACCCCGCAGGCATGATCCGCAGCGATGCCGTCAAGGAGATACACGCGGCCGTCGATGGCGCGATGCGACAGGACGACAAGCGCCGGCGCTATGTCGGCGCGTCCAGCATCGGTAGCCCGTGCGAGCGCAAGATACAGCTCGAGTTCATGGGCGATGCGCATGACGAGGGCTGGCGCTTTTCGGCTCGCACGCTGCGCATCTTCCAGCGCGGGCATGTCATGGAAAGCATGTCCGCAGTCTGGCTGGCTGACGCAGGCTTCCGCCTGACGCAGACGGGCAAGAACGGACAGCCCCTCGGGTTCAAGGTGGCGGACGGCTCGTTCGCGGGCCACGTTGACCGCGTCATCACGGGCGGGCCTGCCGACATCGCGTACCCGTGCGTGTGGGAACACAAGGCGCTTGGGTCGAAGTCGTGGAAGGCGCTGGAGAGCCGGGGGCTTGCCAAGGCGAAGCCGGAATACGCCGACCAGGTCGCGGTCTACCAGGCATACATGGACCTCACGAACCCGGCCCTGTTCATGGCGGTCAACGCCGACACGATGGAGATTTACCTGGAGCTCGTGCCCTTCGACCGGGTCCGCGCGCAGTCGGCTTCTGACCGGGCGGTGGGGATCATCATGGACAGCAGGGCGGGGGCTTTGCGCCCCCGCTGCACTGACGATCCGACCTTCTATGCGTGTTCGGACTGTCCGTTCCGCAAGCGTTGCTGGGGGGCTGCGGCATGATCGATTTCAATTCGGCAGATCGTCAGGGCAAACCCAACAACGTCAGCGAGCATCCCACGGCGCGCAAGCAGCGTGTGGAGCGGCAGGCCAAGGCGCGTATCCGCGAACTGGTCCGCTACCTGTTCCCGCGCGCGAAGATGACGGCGCGAGACGCGCGCATTGGCGACATATCCGGCGACGCTGGCTTCAGCCTGTCCATTAGCATCTCGGACGATGACAGCGCCGGCCGCTTCATCGACCACGCCAACGGCAACGAGAAGGGCGACCTGTTTACCCTGTGGGGCAAGCTGCACGGCCTCGACGCACACCGCGACCTGCCCCGGATCGTGGAGGAACTTGACGCATGGATGGGCGGGGCGCCGCCAGCCGCCGCACAGGTGCGCCACCAGGCCGAAGCGGCAAAACCCGTCGAGCCCGAACCCGAGAAGACCCACGAGGTGACCTACACCTACCGCGACAAGCACGGCCGCAAGATAGCCGAGGTGTCCAGGTTCAAGCTGTCCAACGGCAAGAAGACCTTTCTACCGTTCACCAACGGCAAGGCCGGGATGCCAGCGCCACGCCCGCTCTATAACCTCGAGCTGTGGCATGCGTCAGAAGCGGTCGTAATTGTCGAGGGCGAGAAGTGCGCCGACGCCCTTACCTCGATTGGGATAGACGCCACGTCACTGATGGGCGGGGCGAATACCTCGATTGAGAAGACGGACCTGACGCCGCTGGCGGGCAAGACCGTCGCGCTGTGGCCTGACCACGACGCGCCAGGCGCGTCACTGATGGACAAGCTGGATGGCCCCTTGCGGGCGCTGGGCTGCGTGGTGCGCAGGCTGGCCCCGCCGGCGGGCAAGCCGGAAGGCTGGGACGCCGCAGACGCCGTTGCCGAGGGCTTCGATGTCGTTGGGTTCCTCAAGGCCCCCGTGGAGCCTGTGCGGCCGCTGCTGCCCATCCTTGACGTGCAAGGCCTGCTGTCGGTTCCCGACCCCACATGGATCATTGACGGCTGGGTCATAGATGACGGCGCGTCCGTCTGGTACGGGCCGCCAAAGACCTACAAGACCTTCAATGTTTTAGACATGGCGCTGTCGGTTGCCTGCGGCGTGCCGTGGCGCGGCAATGCCGTCGTGCAGCAGCCCGTGCTGTATCTCCTCGGGGAAGGCATGGGGACGTTCAAGTATCGCGTCCACGTCTGGCTGGCGAAGCGATCAGAAGGCCGCCAGGCACGCTTCTGGACCATCCCCGTGGGCGTGCCGCTATCGACCCCGGAAGGCCTCACCAACGCACTGGCCGCCATCGACAGCCTGCCGGCAATGCCCGGCCTGATCGTGGTGGACACGCTCAACCGGCACTTCGGACCCGGCGACGAGAACTCGTCTCAGGACATGACCAAATTCGTGCAGTCGGTCGATGCGCTGCGCGCCCACACGCGCGCCCACATCGCCGTTGTCCACCATAGCGGCAAGGATGCCGAGAAGGGCGCACGGGGCTCCAGCGCCCTGCTGGGGGCCGTGGACAACGAGTTCAGGATTACCCGCACCGAGGGGACGCAGATATGCCGGATTGAATGCACGGCCGCGCGGCACTCTGACGAGCCGAAACCCATGACCGTCGAGCTGGTCAAGGTCGAGGTGATGCACCCGGAAAGCGGGCTGGTGATGTCGTCGCTGCTGCCCGTGTTGAGGGATGACGTGGAGCCGGAAACCGACCGCGTCGATATCGTTAAACTGATCCTCGCAACCCTCCACGCAGGCCCGAAAACGGCATCAGAGCTTGCGGAATATCTTGACCTCAGTGGCGGCCATTTGCGCAAGTTCCTGCCCGAAATGGAGCGTCGCAAGATGATTTATGCCTCAACGCTTGGGAAGGCGAAGGTGTATCACCTGCTCCGTGAGGATGGGAGCAGCAAAAGTGACGACAAATGAAGGCGCTAGGGTGTGTAATGAAGCTTCTGCTCCAGCTGCTCCCAACTGCTCCGGCG